TCTATTGAGAAAATACTCATGGCTTTATTCAGCGATATCCAGACAAAACTAATAGATGGCGGTGATCATTCTGTAACTTTTGCCGCATCTGCTTCAACTTCAAGTGTTCTCGATATGACAGCTTCTCCTTTGGGATTCATTTTCCCATCAGGGTTCCCTACAGCTGTTATTACTTTTGAAGTTAGTCTTGATGGGACTAATTTTAATACGTTTGTTGATGGATATACTGGATTGGCAATAACAGTTAATGCTGTTGCAGACTCTCAATGTAGAGTGTCCCCAGCCGATTTTGTCGGCGTTAAAAGCATACGTTTAATGTCTTCTGTTGCTCCTTCTGTTGATTCAGTGGTCCAGGTTGTTTGCGGAATCATTCTATAATGGGTAAAAAATATTACGATAAAAAGACAGAGCATGCGTTTCAGGATAAATTACAGAATGAAAAACCTCTGGGAAGGCCAGCTTTATATACTGAAGAATTAGGAGAAAAAGTCTGTAAAACAATAGCGTCTAATCCTAAAAGTATTTTTGATTTGATTAGAGAATTTGACTTTTTCCCTCCATACTCTGTTTTGATGAGATGGTGTGATGAAAAGCCGGATTTCAGGGACAAGTACGAACGCGCTAAGTTAGAGCAAGTTCATACTCACATCGTTTTTACCAATCAAATTGCTGATGATACGATAAGTCAGCTTGAAACATGCGAGCCTCAAAAAGCTAACGCATACGTATCTGCCGCCAAACTTAGAATTGAGTCAAGGCAGTGGCAAGCCTCAAGATTGCTTCCTAGATATTACAGCGATAAGGCTAGAGAAGAAGAATATGAGGAATTGAGAAGAAAACTCACTGATACTCAGATTCAAGATAAATTAACTGGAATTTTGACGGAAGTCGAAAAGAGGGCTAAAAATGTCGGAAATAAAGATTAAACCGTGTGGATGTAATTTAAAAGAACCTACTTATGAACCGCTAGATAGATTTCAGATATATGCAATATGTAAAAAATGCAATAGAGAAATAGATCTTTTAATTAACCAAGATTTTGTAGGGTATATACTAGAAAATAAAGTTGAATTTCTCTCCAGAACAACTTAAAAAATAAGTTTAATAAATATATTGTCAACCATATTCATTGATTTAATCAATAATTGTCAACTATATTGTCAACCTTAATGAATTACACCATCGATGATATTAAAAAAATATGGAATTTATTGACGCCTTACGAAAAGGAAGAATTAGAAAAAATAGCTGTTCAGTTAATAGAAGAAGAAAACGAATGGAAGCCTCTTCCTGGCCCTCAAACTCAAGCCTATTATTCCGAAGCAGATCATTTGTTCTTTGGCGGCGCTGCTGGTGGCGGAAAAACTGATTGTATTCTTGGTATAGCCCATCAACAACATCAAAGAACAGTAATCTATAGAAGAGAATATGGACAGCTTAAGGGCATAATCGAAAGAGGAAGAGAACTTTTTGATAACAATGGGAAAGGAAAATATAACCAACAAAAGAACCATTGGCGTTTAAAAGATGGAAGGCTTATTGAGCTTGGTGCTTGTCAACATATTGGTGATGAGCAAAAGCATCAAGGGGTGCCTCACGATTTAATCTGTTTTGATGAAATAACCCACTTCACTGAATTTCAGTTTAGGTTCCTTTGCGGATGGTTAAGGTCGGTAGATAAAAACCAGAGAAAAAGAGTTATTTGTGCTGGAAACCCTCCGACTGATTCTGGTGGTGATTGGGTAATAAAATATTGGGCTCCATGGATTGATGAGCACCATCCAAACCCGGCTTCTCCGGGCGAAATACGTTGGTTTACCACATTAAATGGTGAAGACGTTGAATGTGAAAGCGGAAACGATTTTGAGCACAATGGCGAAATAATAAAGCCAGAGTCTAGGACTTTTATCCCTGCGCATATCGAAGATAATCCTTATTTGCTTGATGCTGGTTATAAAAAGAGATTGCAGTCTCTTCCGGAGCCATTGCGTAGCAAACTGTTATCTGGAAGCTTTACAGTTGGCAGAGAAGACGATGAATGGCAGGTAATACCTACTGAATGGGTTAAATTAGCCCAAGAAAGATGGCGTAATACACAAAAACCCAATATTACAATGTCGTCAATTGGTGTAGACGTAGCGCGCGGTGGTTCAGATAAAACAGTTATCACTATGAGATACGGTTCATGGATTGATAAACAAAAGATTTATCCTGGAAGAAATACACCAGATGGCGATGCGGTTGGTGGATTAATAACAAAAGAAATTAAAAATGCTTGCAACATTATAGTTGACGTCATCGGTGTTGGTTCTTCCGTATATGATGTTCTGCGTAGAACATTTTCAAATAGTCCCGCACAAAAACAAGGAATTATTGGTTTCAATTCTTCTGAAAGCGCAACATCTAGCGATAAAACAGGAATGCTTTCGTTCTTTAACAAAAGAGCGCAAGCGTACTGGCAATTTAGAGAAATGCTTGACCCTGTTAATGGCGAAAATATCTGCCTTCCAGACAGTAGAGAGTTATTGTCAGACCTGTGCGCGCCTAGATGGGAAATGAGAGCCACAGGAATAAAGATCGAGTCAAAAGAAGATATTGTTAAAAGAATAGGACGGAGTCCGGATTGCGGGGATTCTGTAGTTTATGCTTGCGTTAAGCCTGATAAGCCAGCCCAAGTTCTCAGAAACTTAAACATGATTGGAAGATAGTAAAATGGCAGACAGAAAGTTTATTCAGAAGGCAATTAAAAAGCCCGGTCAATTACACCGAGATTTGCATGTTCCTATCGGTAAAAAAATCCCAGAATCAAAAATCCGTGCCGCCGCAAAAAAAGGCGGAAAGATAGGGCAACGAGCAAGATTTGCTATGACGCTCAAAAAGCTTAGGCCAAAAAAGAAAAAATGAACATAAAATGTTACATAGATCGATTTGATCTGAGATTCCCAAAAGGATTTAATGAAAGACAGAAAAGACTCGATTTTTTTGAGAAAGTTCTAACTGGAAGCATCTACGACAATATGCTCCCTTTTTATGGAGAATATACGAGCGAGTTTGAGTCTGGTAAATATATCCCGCTTGCCAGAAGAAGTCCTTGTGTTAAATACAAATTAGCAAAGATTATCGTAAATGAAATCGCTGCGATGTTATTTGGTGAGTCTCATTTCCCTCAGTTAAGAATAGGAGACAATAAAGATTCTGATACATTGAAATTAATGCAGAAAATATCACGAGAAAGCAATTTGCGACTCGTGATGATTAATGCAGCAAAATGCGGAAGTGTGGGAAGCGTTGCTGTTGTTGTTAAATATTTGGATGGTAAATTTGCTTTTGAGATTATTAAAACAAAATATTTAACTCCTAAATTCGATGTTTTTGATAATTCTGTTTTGACAAATTTGGTCGAGAAAAAGTACATAAAAGGGAAAGACTTGATTGTGTTGGGTTACATCGTTGATAAAGACCAATTAAATATTGATTTTTGCTTAACACGAGAATGGAATACTTATGCTGAAATATATTATGTGCCTTATACGGCTGATGAAAAAGATTCTTATGGTTTTACGCCAAAAATAGATAACGAAAGGACCGTATATCATAATCTTGGATTTGTTCCTGTTCAGTGGATTAAAAACCCTCATTCTGATGATGAGGATGATATTGATGGTAATTGCATATTTTCTGATGTCATCGATATTGGCATTGAGATAGATTATCAGCTTAGCCAGCATGGCAGATTGTTAAAGTACAATTCAGACCCAACCCTAGTTATAAAAGACCCGACAAGACTTGAAAACCAAGAATTGGTAAAAGGTATTGGCGCGTTGATGGTTGGTCAAGATGGTGACGCAAAATACTTGCAGCTTGAAAGCAGCGCGACACAGGCAGTTTTGTCATACATAGAAAAATTAAGACAATTCGCTATTGAGGTCGTGAGGGGAGACAGATCAAACCCAGACAAGTTATTAAGCGGTCACTCTGGTAAAGCTCTCCAGATGCTTAATAAGCCAATGATATCTCTTGTTGATGAAATGAGAATTTCTTACGGAGAAATAGGGCTTTTATCTATTTACCGGATGATTTACAGAATACTAACTCATGAAGGAATAGATTCATCAAGTATTTCTTATGAAATCGAAAAAGATTGTGATGGCGATTTTGTCCTTGATTGGCCTCAGTTTTATCCTTCGAATGAGCAAGACAAATTAGCTACCGCAAACACTTTAAAAACACTTGTGGATAGCGGTAACTTAAGCCACAAATCGGCAATAAACATATTATCTGGTGATTATAATATTACTGATGTAGAGAAAGAAATTGGTGAAATCTCGAAAGACCAGATGTCTCTTCAAGAGAAGTCGCCGCAAATCAAAGAAACCATTAACGCGTGAGGAAATTTAATATATGAGTTCAGAAGATATTACATCAGATGATGTAAAAAACGTTAAGACAGATTCTAACGTTGAAAAACCAAAATTTAATACTGAAGACTTATTAAAAGATTTAAAGGATGTCAGGGAAGAGGCAAAAAATTATAGGCTTAAAAATAAAGCCATATCGTCAGAATTTGATCTTTTTAAAATGGAAACAGAAGCAAAGATTAAATCATTTGACGAAGAAAAAACTGCGTTGCAAAGCAATATTGAAAAATACAGAACGATGGACAAAAGAATAATTGAAGCGGAATTGAAGGCAGAATCTGTTTTGGCGGGGATAAGAGATACCGACTTAATCAAAATGATTGATACGTCGAATATAAAAATGTCTGATGATGGCAGTGTCGATAAATCTTCAATTATTAATTCAATTAATTCATTAAAAGAATCAAAGCCATTCCTTTTTGGTGAAGACAAGAAAATTCAAACATCATCAAATGCTAAAACAAATGCGAAAGCATCTGATTCAAAAATTGATGCAATGAAAATGTCTAATGAAGAATGGAATAAAGAAAAAGCAAGATTTTTAAGAGGTTAATATTTTTTTTAATTTAAAGCTTTTATGGCCAGGTGCTTTAAAAGTTTTCAAAAATTAAAACCCTAAGGGGCTGATCTCCAAAAGGTTTAAAAATTTCATAAACATACCATTTGGAGAACTACTATGTCTTTTAGCGTATTGCCCGCTTCGGTTCAAGAAGCAATTCAGCAGAACTATTTGCAGAAAGAGTTTCAAGGTGCTTTAGAGTCTGTTTTAAAATATCGTCTTGTGGCAGAAAAAATTGCTTTTGCTGCAAGAATAGGTACTACAATCACTCAAACTCGTGTCGGATTGATTGCGCCTAATACTACTCCTCTTGACCCTTCTGTGAACACAAATCTTGATAATGGATTGTCTCCTCAGCAATTCACTTCAGAACAATATACGATTGCTATCAATCAATATCCACAGCTTTCATTTGACGTTAACTTGGTTGACGATGAAACCACGATTAAATCATTCATATTAAAGAATAGTTTTAACTTAGGTTTTGCAGCTGCACAAACAACCGAACGTCTTGCCAGAAATGCATTATTTAACGGGTATATGTCACAAAATACACGAGTTACTACTACTCTTGGCGCTCCAGGCACAACTATTACGGTTGATGATATTCGTGGATTTACAACCGTATTGGTCAATGGTGTTGTTACTCCTATTAGCGGCACTAACACTTTGCCTGTGCAAATTGGTTCAAGTATTTATCAAATATCATCTTATACGGCAGATGTGGTAAATATTTCTAGTGCAGCCATTTCTGGAGGTATTTCTGGGACTATTACGGCCACCACAAATATTACTGTGTTAAATGGTACGGCAGGAAATGCTGTCGTTGGTGTATTTGCCCCATTAGTATTGCGTCCTAATGCTCGCGCGACAACTGCGTTGATAACCTCATCTGATACATTAAGTATGCCTACATGCTTTGCCGCTGTTGCTGCTCTTAGAAATAACGCAGTACCAACAATCAATGGAAGATACAATTTCTATGTATCTCCAACAAGTATGACTCAGCTATATAACGACCCTGAGTTCCAGATATTGAACCGAGGTGTTGGTACCGATGATCCTAACTATAAAAACTTACGCATAACTGAATTTT